GAAGGCAATGGACATAGCGAAAGGATAGTTCTAGAGCATTATATGCTTGATTCATCACTTATTGATACGCTTGAAAAAAGAGTTGAAATTTCAAGGGTTTGGATGGAAAATTTTGTTAAATTAATGGATAAGCATCAATACAAAACTCATTTGGCTGTGGTTGGATCTTCAGACACAACAATTGAAATAGCAAATAAGCATACAGAATACATATATGTAGATGATAATTTAATATATAAGGAACAATTTAAAAAGATTGATCTTAGTCGTGTAAAGCCAATTCTTATCATTGATCCTCTTATTATGAATAGTTCAGAAGATGAAAAAAATGTTAAGTATGATAAAAATGCAGCACCAAGAAAACAACATCATCACGTAAAGGGTTCAATGTTAGATGTTGTTAAACAAATAAAAGAACTATCAAAACAATTTGAAATATATGATTTTATGATTCATACTGATCAAGAAGATATTAGTCAGTTGTTGAAATTAGTAAAAGATTTTAATAATATTGAACTTGTTGAGCAAAAACCAATTGTAATATCTGAATTAACCAACAAAAATTTTACCAATATTGGAAGTAGTCCCGATAATATAAAAATATTTAACAACTACCTAAGTAAAGAAGAGTGTAAAAATATTATAGAATTAATGAACAATACAGAGATAAGCAACAATCGTTCTATTCAAACTGACAACTCTGGCAAGCCTACTTTATCTTTGTTATATTATGATTCACTTGACTATTCAAAAAAATATATTCCTGAAATTCAGTCTTTAATAGAAAAAGAATACAATGTAAAAATAAAACCAAGAAATTCTCGTTTTGCTCAATGGGTACACAACAATAGTCAATTAATACCAATAGACGATTTAGGGCATAAAGATGGAAATCACTTAGCAGGTTGGGTGTATTTGAACGATGATTATGCAGGTGGAGAGTTGTCTTTTGTTCATCAAGGGGTATCATTTAAACCAAAGGTTGGTGATTTAATTTTATTCCCTGGAAATATTCACTATTGGTACCATGTTGCTTCTTCAAATGGATCAAGGTATATTATGCCACTTTGGTTTGATTTTGTTTAATGGTAGAATAGTTATATGACTTATTTCACAAGGGATATTTTAGGTTTTTACATATTTGGTAGAGAAAAAAACAAAGAATATCTGACAAAACATTTTTCAAACACTAATATTGTTGGACTGCACAATCCTAATTCCACAGTTGTTTTTGATAGTGTTAATGTTTTTGACAAGGCTAACGTTGTAACTGTTGATGATGACAATACATACGAAATTAATAAGTATGGTTTTCGTGGAGAAATTGATGAAAATTCAGATGTAATAGCATCTGGATGTTCTATAACTTTTGGTATTGGAGTTCCAGAGGAGGCAAGATGGACAAATATTTTAAGCAACCAAATTAACAAAAACATCATTAATTTAGGCGTTGAAGGAGCATCTGTAAAAAATGTTTGTACCAATATCATTAAATACTGTATGAATAATAAAATGCCAAAAGAAATTTTTTGTTTATTTCCAGATTTTTTTAGAAGTATGGTTGTAATAGACAAAGAATTTTATAAATCGGGATTAAGCAAGAGGTATTGGGATGAATCAGATAATTTAATACTAACCTTTTGCAATCCAAAAGTTAGCCAGTACAGTAAAAATCGCATACTTATGGAAATAAAAGATAAAAGCAATATAGAAGATTCTGTTTCTCCGCATCAATTAATATTAGATTCTGTAAATTTTATTTATATTTTAGAATCATTTTGTTTAACAAATGGCATAAAGTTATATTGGACAACATGGGATAAGCCTACTTATGCAATTTTGCAAGAAATGTCCAAAATTAAAGATTTTAAATTAAAAAATTTTTCACACTCTATGCCAGGTTATTCTTATGATTGTCTTTCACATTATAATTTTGAGTTTGAAGATCATCCACAGTGGGAAAGAGGGTCTGATTACTCAATCATAAATAATAAAAAGACAAAAGATTATGCTCATCCAGGCATTCATTTTCATACTCATATTGCAAGTTTGTTTTATAAGTTACGTACGCAACAAAATTATGATATGATAGGTATATGATGATTGATCGCCCAGATGAAATCTATTTAGCAAATGCCGCTAAATTAGGAAGTTCTGCAAAAAACGTATATGTTATAGATAATTTTTTACCTAATGAAGAGTATCAAACATTATCTAATTTTGTAAATAATTCTGATCAAATCCCTTGGATTAAAGAGCCTTGGACTACAGACAGAACTGCCCCAAATTCAATTCCGGAAGATTACGTTAAAATTATAAAAAAAATATATCCACTTGCTAGATTAAATTGTATGGATTATTATGATGTAAAAGTAAATGATTATCCAGAAATTAGAGACGTTCTTTTAAGAAGGTGGAGTCCTGGAAGTAAAATGAACCTTCATATAGACATACAGGCTCAAAAAAATCTACATATTATAGGTATGTATTACCTTAATGATGATTATGAAGGTGGAGAAATATTTTTTCCAGATTATAATTTAAAAATTAAACCAAAATCAAATAGTTTACTTATGTTTCCTGGTAACGAAAACTATGCTCACGGAGTACATGAAGTTACAAAAGGATTTAGGTATACTTACCAGGTAAGTTTTGTTTTTAAAGGCTCTACATTTGTAGGAGAAACAAAAGATAATCTAAAGCATTATAAAAAGATCAATTATGATCCAAAGAATTTTATGAATTATGATCCAAAATCATTCTAAAAAAGATGAAATCTATTTAGCAAATGTTGCAAAAATAGGAAACTCTATAAATAACATACAATATACTGAAAATGTGTTATCTCAAGATGAGCATAAACAAATACTTGATTTTGTAAAAACCCGTGAATCTTGGACAATTCAACCTTGGGATAGTAAAGTTATTATATTTCATGAGATGCCTAAAGAAATTCTTAATTCATTAAATAAAGTTTTTACGCTTGCTTATGAAAAATCTAAAAATTTTTATGATATAAAAATTAATTTTTTTGAAGATTTGTCATTAAATTTGCTTAAATTTGAAAAAGATTTTTCTTTAAAACAACATATAGATGCTGAGTCAAGTGAATCAAATCATATTGCATCAGTATATTATATTAATGATGATTACACAGGTGGAGAAATTAATTTTCCAAATTATAAATTAAAGATTAAACCTAAACCAAATAGTTTAATTGTTTTTCCTGGAAATGAAAACTATTTGCACGAAGTAGTTGAAATTACAAGTGGAGACCGATATAGTTCATCTTTGTGGTTTCAGTATACTGGGTCTACTTTTAATAAGAAAAGCGAGTGGTATGATGATCCAATCTAATTTAGGAAACTCTATAAATAATATACAGGTTACAGAAAATGTTTTGTCTAAAGAAGAACACAAACAACTGCTTGATTATACAATAAGTGTTGATTCTTGGCAAACTCAACCTTGGGGGGTTAAGTTTCTTTTATCAAAAGAAATGCCAGAAGAAATTGTTGATTTGTTAGAAAAAATTTTTAGAACCGCTTATCAAAAATGTACAAATTTTCATAATGTAAAACTTTATGTTTTTGAAAAAGGAACAGTTCCTTTAATTAAATTTGAAAAAGGATATAAGATGCATGAGCATGCGGATACTGCAGGAGATTTTGCAGTAATATATTATATCAATGATGACTATGAAGGAGGAGAAATTAATTTTATGGATCATAATTTGAAAATTAAACCAAAGGCTAACAGTTTTATCACATTTCCTAGTAATGCAGACTATTGGCATGAAGTACTTGAAAATACTGTAAAAGAAAGATATTCTGCTACTCTCTGGTTTAAGTATGATGGCTCTGATATGTCAAGGCCAGCATTAGGTTTAAATCGTAAGTGATTACAAAAGAAGATTTAGTAAACTCTACAAAAAAAACGTCTTCATTTTGTCTGAAGACAATGAAATTAACCATATGCTATAATTGAAGTATGATTGCTGTATACTCTGATATTATGAAAAGGCTTAAATGCCATTTCTGCAGCGAGGTTGCCCTATATGACGATATGGCAGGCTACAAAATTATTGGTGTATGCAAGAAACATTTAAACTATCACACAAGTTAGGACAATATGCCACTGCTTAAATTTTACAAACCAGCAATAGTTATTTCATGTATGCTGGTTGTAGCGTATGTTTTATTATATTTATTTCTATAGGTTAAGACTTAGATCCAATTAATGCAATCTGTGCTTTTGCTATAGCCAATGCTGATCCTGTAAGTGGAGAGTATTCCAATTTTTTGGCTGAAAGACTAGCGCATGAAGTGGCAGTATACTTAAAGAATCCTTTAATAATATTTGCCTTATCGCTTGCCTGTGTTGGTGCTAGGCCATAAGAGAACGAGGATATGTTGTAAGCCTTTTTATCCTTGTTGTTATAGTTTGGAACAATGATGCCATTTCCTTCAGGCTCAAAGTCACTCAGGAATGCAGATGCTGCTTCAGATGTAGGTTGCATAAACACACCAGCACCATTTTCAATAGATGCCTTAGCAAGATTTTGATTTGTAGCATAAGAAGATTCCATATAGCCTATTGCGCCATTTGTACGTGCAACCTGAGATGCCATAAGATTAGTTCCAGCAACAGAACTAAAGGTTCCTATAGGTAATTGAGTTTTTGGAAATGCTTGTGTGAAAGACTTGTTTGGAGCCTTTGTCCAGATTGATGGAGCAATAGCACTAAGGTATTCTGCTACTACTTGAGTTGTTCCTGAACTATCTGCACGATAGAAAACCATGATTTGAAGGTTTGGTAGTTTTGGTTTTACTTTCTTTATAGTATTATCTTTAAGTATTTGAGGATCATTCCATTTTGTTATATCCCCTGCAAAAATTTTAGCCAATGTTTCTTTCTTTAATTGAATCTTGCCTTTGTACCCATCAATTCTATATGCAATTGCAATAGGGCCTGCTACTAATGGAACATACACAAAATCTTTTGCTTTATTAATTTGTGAAGCAGCAACATCACTTGCTGCAAAATCAACAGTGCCTTGCATAAACATATTAATTCCAGCACCTGATCCTAGTGGTGTGTATTCTATGTTATGTCCAGAGGCTTTTACATATTGAACACGGCATTCATTAATAAAGTTAGCAATGAATGATGAACCAGAACCCGTAAGTTGATCTGCATGGGCTGGTTGGGCGATGAATAAAGATGCAGCGATTGCTGCTACGATAAATCTAGAAGTTTTCATAATTTAATAATATCAGGAGTATTTTGATTTAGGGTAAATAGAAAAAGAACATCTAATTAACAGTAGGTGTTTGTTGCTTTTATTTGTTCTATATGGTATTCTTGTAGTATGTATTCTTCTAATCATGCTGCTGAAATTTTGTTTCAAATACAAGATCTTCATAATAAATATGAAGTAAACACTGGTAGAAGTGCAATTCATGATTTAATTGCCATGAAAATTATACAGCATGAGGCAGCAAGTGAGTATGACACAAGCGTATATGAGATATGGGATAAGGAATATAATGAAAAAAAGTAATACTAAGGTTTCTCAACATAAACAAAAACGGGCAAGTAAAAATAAACTTCGCCTTGCAGATAAACCACATTTATCAAAGCAACAAAGACAAGAAGCAGCAGAACGATATAGACTTACAAGTCAAATTAGAAACAATAACATCCTGTTGGCACAAAGAGAACTTGAATCTATTGCAAAGGAAAAAGTAAATGACTAATACTTCTCATGAGGATCGAAGGGTTAGAGACAAGTCGTACCAAGAAATGAAACTATTTGTTAATCCTAATAGGTTTATGGGCTTTTGGGGTAATCTATGTGGCCTTTTTGCTACCTTTTTTTCAAACCAAGCAGAAAAATATGGAGATTATTTTGAATATAAGTAATGAGATTTGTCAATCGTTTGATGTAAAAATGCATTTGCCTAAAGAAATACTGGAAGCAGGTGGTGTTACTCAAAATTGTAATTTATCTTGTGTTGCTCCCGCATTTGTTTATGTAGATGGTATACATGGTAAAAAATTTTTATGTGATTATCATTATTATTATGAAATTTATATGACTAGGAGTGGATATTCAGAACCTAATGTTTCTTGGAAAAATATTCAAAATTTTATAATTGATGAAACAGAAAGAGTAAAAGAAACATTTGCAAAAAATGTAACAACTACAGAAACACTTGGACATAAATGCTCGCTAATTAATACATATACTCCAGGCCATAATTGCACTGCTGATGCCCTTGTAAAGGTTACACCCACTGGCATTGTTCCTGGTAAAATAAATTTTACAGCAATAAAAGACAGAAACAATATCTCAGAAAGTATTTTTTATTGTAATTTTCATTTTAGAAGAACCTATTATAGATACTATAGTAACGGCACGATTTATGAAGATTATCATCAAATATTGGACGAAAGGTCTAGGATGACAATGACTCTTGCTGAAGAATTCTCAAGACTTACATATGTCTAGAATGGTGGTATAATAAATATCTGATTATTTATAATCACTACCAAAGGAAGTTATGGCAGAAGAAAAAGGTTTAAGGCCTAGAGTTATAGTTGATGTAAATAAGCATGGTATTAGACGAGAACGAAACATAGATTTTGTTAAGAAAAAGTTTAAAGATGAGGACGAATTGAATCCTAAAAGAAAAAAGAAGAATCAAAAATGACAACAACTCCTTTTTCACTTATAAAAAATATGTTATGGGATGATTATGGATATACTCTTTCAGATGATCCTTCATATATGACTAAAAAAATTATTAATAAGTTGGAAAATAATGGATATAAAATTATTCCTTTTATTTTAAACGATAACCCTGATGGAATGAACGGTAGAGAAAGCAATCCTAATAGACAAGGATTGGACCAATGAAACAGTTAATGCATTTTACTGCAAAATGGTGTACTCCATGTAAAGCAATGGAACCTGTTATTGAAGATTTTAGACGTAGACATCCAGATGTTATTTATACTAAAGTAGATATTGATGATGATATGCAAACTGCTGTTGACTTTGCTGTAATGGGTGTTCCAACATTCATATCTATTGTTGATGAAAATTTGTTTGAAAGAAAAAGTGGTCGGGCTACTATTTTTCAATTGGAGGCGTTGTTTAATTGATTAATATATTTAAAAAAATAAAATTATTTTATTATTTATTAAAAATAAAAAAAAGAAAAAACAATAATAGGTTTATATATTAATTTATTAGAAAAGGCATACAATGATTATTCTTGGAATTAATGGAACCTCTCATGACGCATCTATATCTTTAATAGAAGATGGGAATATACTTTTTGCTGGACACTCTGAAAGATATAGCAAAATAAAAAATGATTGGTACAACTGCCAAGAACTATTTGATGATGCATTTCAGTATGGATATCCAGATCAAATAGCGTACTATGAAAAACCTTGGCTAAAGAAATCAAGATTGCTTTTTGGTGGTGCTTCAGACTGGAAACCAAAATTTAAAACTAAATTTGATACATCAAAAATAAAAATAACAAATTTTAATCACCACTATTCACATGCAGCAGCAGGGTATTTTACAAGTAAATTTGATGATGCAGTTATTGTAGTTTTAGATTCAGTAGGGGAATGGACAACCTCGTCAATTTATACTGGAGAAGGTAACAAAATTAATCTATTAGAAAAACAAAACTATCCTTTTAGTTTTGGACTATTTTATTCTGCCTTTACTCAATTGGTTGGGTTAAAACCAAATGAAGAAGAGTATATTATGATGGGTATGGCAGGGTATGGAGATTGGAAAAAATACTATAAAGAAGTTATAGAATATTTTCCAGATGTAAATACACAAAAATATAGTTTTCATAAAGGAATATCTGATTGGCCTTATAATATTTTTGCACAAGATAAATTTGACATTGCAGCAGCAGTTCAAAAAGTATATGAAATCAGACTGCTTGATTTTATGCTAAAGGCTAAACAAATTTCAGGTAAAAAAAATTTAGTATTTATGG